TGCAACTCCGATGGCGGTTGCTACTACTACGGCAGCTGCTCCAACTCCTATGGCATCCGCCCCGCTTTGGTACTCCCCTCTGACCTCTTGGTCTCTGATGACGGCTCCGTTAATACGAACACGGCCCCGTCTATGCCTGGGACAATCTCCCTCCCCACCACCATCAAGGGCGGCGAGGCAATCGCAATCTCCTGGGGGGCCAGCACCGACACCGAGGGCAACCTGGACGGCTACGTCCTGGAGCGCTCCGTCGACAGCGGCGGCAGCTGGACGCAGATATACCAGGGCAGCGCCACCAGCACCACCAATACCGTCCCGTTCGGCTCCCCCAACGTGACCTATAGGGTCCGGGCCTACGATACGCAGGGCCTCTACTCCGCCTACCGCACCAGTGAACAGAAAACCGTTATCAACAACACCGCCCCCGGCGCTCCGGCCAGCATCACCCTCCCCAACGAAGTCCTGGGCGGCAGCGGCGTCACCATCACCTGGGGAGCGGCCAGCGACGTCGACAACAACCTGAGCGGCTACGCCCTGGAGCGACAGTCTGACGGCGGAGCCTGGACGGAAGTATACAGGGGCAACGCCCTCAGCTACACCGACACCGTGACCAAGGGCTGGGCCTCCGTGGCCTACCGGGTCCGGGCCTACGACACCTACAGCGCCTACAGCGACTACACCACCTCGCCCACCCGGACCGTCAACAACAACACGCCCCCGGTCATTTCCTGCGACACGCCCAGCGGGACCGACCTGGGGACTAAGGCCAGCGGCTTCTCCATCCCCTACACCGTAGGGGACGCCGACAGCGACGCCGTGACCGTGACGGAGGCCGTGGACGGCACCACCAAGCGGACCTATACCGCCACCCTCGGCGCAAGCAACAGCATCCAGGTGACCGGGGAACTCTATATGGCCCTGCTCAACGGCAAGCACACTCTCACCATCACCGCCAACGACGGCAAGGCCACCGCCACCCACACCCTCACCTTCACCAAGGAAGTCACCGCCGCCACCATTACCCTGGAGGCCCCCATGGAGGCAGACGGACAAATCACAATCTGCGTCCTCTCCGTCCTCGGCTCCATCCCCGCTGACGTCGCCTTCAAGGTGGAGGTCACCAACAACGCAAATGACGAAGCCCCCGCCTGGGAGGACTGCACCTCCGAGGTCAAGGCCGGGGCCAACTACGTCTTCAAAAACCATACCGCCGCCAACGGCTTTGCCTTCAACTTCCGTGTCAGCGCCGAGCGGGGAGAGAGCGGGACCGGCGGTTACATCGTATCCGTGCAAGGAGGTTTTCAGTAATGGGACTGACCAGGATTCGGGAAGATTCCGTCAAAGAAAAGAAAAAGCAAAAAACCAGGGCGCAGCTCCAGCAGGAAAACGAGGCCCTCGCCGCCCAGGTGACAGACCTGCAGATGGCCCTCTGCGACGTTTACGAGCTGGCCGCCGCTACGACTGGAGGGACCGACAATGGCTAAAATCTACGCCGACCTTATCCGCAAGGGCCTGAAGACCATCGAAGACGTGCCGCCCAAACTGAGGGCGGAGGTCGAGGCGATCCTCGCCGGAGCTGAAAATGAGTAAGCTCCGGGAAGCAGCGCTGAAATTCCTACTCAGAAAGGAGGTGCAGACCATGGCCGTCGTGTACGCCACCCTGATCGTCAAGGGCAAGAAGACCCTGGATCAGGTACCCGCCCTGCTCCGCTCCCAGGTGCAGGAAATCCTGGCGGACCTGGAGGTCCAGGTCGAGGCGTAAGCCTCCGGGCCGGGGGCCTCGCAGGAGGCCCCCACCGCCGCCCGAAAGGAGAACCCCACATGAGCAACCTTCAGATCATTGAAGAACTCAGCGCCATCTGCTCCAGCATGGCCCGGATCATTTCAGAACAGCGAAAAGCTCTCGCCCAGTTCGACGCCCTGGTCATGGAGGGGGAGATCGCAGACACCCGCAACCGATACGCCGCCCTCCTCGGAGCCGGGGAGTGGCCGGACGAACAACAGCAGCAGGAGGAACAACCACAATGAGCGAAACTATCCTTGTGGCGCTGATTACCGGAGGCCTCGCCCTGGCCGGTACCCTTGGCGGAAGCTACCTGGCCAACAAGAAATCGGCAGCGCTGATCGCCTACCGCCTGGAGCAGCTGGAGAAGAAGGTCCAGGCCCACAACAATCTGATCGAGCGAACCTATAAACTGGAGGAGCAGACGGAGCTTCAGGAGGAAAAAATCAGGGTGGCAAACCACCGGATTGAAGACCTGGAGCGGGCCGTCGAGAAGCACCACGGCTGACAGCCGGAGAAAGGAAGTACCCGCAAATGAATATCACTCCCATCATTGAAGCCGCCTTCGCCCTGATTGCAGCCATCGTGACCGCCTTCGTGGTCCCCTACATCAAGAGCCGGACCACCGCCACGCAGCAAGCGGAGATCGCCGCCTGGGTGAAGATCGCCGTCACGGCAGCAGAGCAAATCTACACCGGCACCGGCCTGGGCCAGAAGAAAAAGGCTTATGTTGAAGCGTGGCTCAAGGCCCACGGCGTCACCGTAGACGCCGACAAGCTGGACGCCATGATCGAGAGCGCCGTCTATGAAATGAAAAACGGCTTCCTCACCATTGAGGGCGGCGTGGTAGAGGCGCAGTAGCACCTATGGCAGCAAGGAAACGCCGCAGGAAGAAAACCGGCCCAAAGTTTTCCAAGGTCGCCGTCACGCTTCTGCTGCTCTCGGTGGCGGCGTTCACCGTAGCCATGATCGTTATTTACCGGGAGAAGGGCGGCGTCCCGGATACCCTGGTGGCGTCCTTCTACGCCTTCGCCGGGGGAGAGGCCGGCTTCCTGGGCCTCATAAAGCACAGCGACAACAAATATGGCGGCAGCAACACCAACGACACCACTGGAGGGACGGACCCCCCGGCTGGATAGGAGGCACCCAAAATGATGAAAAGCAAAACCCTTGTTGAAAGGGCCGTAGACATCGCCCAGCATTACAAGACCCTCTATGTCATGGGCTGCTTCGGAGCGCCCATGACAGCGGCAAACAAGAAGCGATACACCCAAAATCACGACTATAACAAGGCGGCGAACCGCACCCGGATGATTAACGCCGCCTCCACAGACACCTTCGGATTTGACTGCGTCAACCTAATCAAAGGAATCCTGTGGGGCTGGACCGGGGACAAATCCAGAACCTACGGCGGGGCCGCCTACGCCTCTAACGGCGTCCCGGACATCGGAGCCGATACCATGATTGCCAGATGCACCGGCGTCAGCACCACCGGCTGGGCCTCCATGGTGCCGGGAGAGGCTGTCTGGATGAAGGGCCACATTGGAATCTACATCGGGGACGGACTGGCCGTGGAATGCACCCCCAAATGGGCCAACAAGGTCCAGATCACCGCCGTCGGCAACATCGGCAAAAAGGCTGGATACAACACCCGGACCTGGACCAAACACGGCAAAATCCCATGGGTAGACTACGCTGACCAGAGCGGAGCGCCCCCGGCCCCCTCCATCGGCCAGACCACCACACCCACGGCCACCAGCGGCACACCCCCGAAACAGGTAAAGGCGAAAGACGCCGCCCGGTCCCTCGACAAGACCTTGGCCGGAACCTATACCGTGACTGCCAACGGAGGCCTCTACATCCGCTCCGGAGCCGGTACCGGCAAGGCAAGCCTCGCCCTGCTCCCGAACGGTACCAAGGTACGGAACTACGGCTATTACACGGCGGTCGGGGGCGTCAAGTGGCTGTATATCCAAGTCACCCTGAACGGTACCACCTACACCGGCTTCAGCAGCAGCGAATACCTGAAAAAACAGTAAGGAGGAAAACGCAAATGGCACGCAAGAAGAACGCAGCCCCGGCCAAGGAGCCGGAGGCAACCGCCGCCGTCCAGGAACCCGCCCAGGAGGTCGCCCAGGCCCCGCAGGAGGCCGCCCCGGCCCCGGAGGTACAGGAACCCGCCCAGGAGCCGGAAGACACCACAGCGCCGCCGGAGGCCCCGGAGAAAGGCCACCTGGACCCCGCCCAGTTTGAGGACTGGGAGGACGCCGCCCTTCAGGAGCTGGCCCAGGACATGGGCCTGGACCCCGCCGCCTATGAGGACCGGGAGGCCCTGATCGCCGCCATCGTCGAAGTGCCGGTCACACCTGGCCCCCCGGAGCAGGAGCCGGAACCCATCACCGCCGACACACCCTTCCCCTGCAAGGCCACCGTCGTTGCCTCCCTGGCGGTCCTCCGGCGGACCATCGGCCCGGGGACGGCAGAAATGCTGAAGCCCGTCGCCACTCTGAAGCAGGGGACGGAGATCACCGTCATCGGCTACCGGGACGGCAACGTCCAACTGGCGAACGGCCTCTGGATCAAGGCCGACTACCTCGCCACCGTGTAACCGCTCAAAAGGGCATACGACAAAACACAGGACGGACGCCACCGACAGCGCCCGTCCTGTTTGCCCCTGTGCGGCCCGTGAGCGGCCCACAGTGGCCTTTTATTTTGGGGAAGGTAACTTTACCCCTTCGCCCCGTGACGGGGCTATTTTTTCCAGTGGAAAAAAGACGCATGGAGCGGGACCCGGAGGCCCTACGACACCACCCAAAGAAGAAGGGCGACAGTGGCCCGTGTAGGAGCCATCCGCCGCCCTTCTGTTTTTCGCCGTTACCATGTTTCCGATTCGAAGCCGTGGCGCTTCAAGTAAGCCTCCGCCTGGGGGTACTGGGAGAAGACCCTGGACTTCCGCTTCTGCCGGTCCCGCCCGATCACCACCGTGGCCCCGATACCCTGAATAAGCCAAACCTCCTTCCCGGCCTTCGTTACCGGGTTGAAGTACACGGCCTCGCCCGTGGTCTTGTTTATCATTTTCATTTCAGTCGCCCCCGTTCAAATATTTTTCAAGTTTGAGATAGGCGTCATAGTCGCCCTCGAAGCCATCCGGCCCCACCAGCAGCAGCAGATTGGCCGCCGCCTCCAGCCCACAGTCCTGGGCATATTCCATGATTTCCTGCTCGGACATCTAACCGCCCCCCTACACTCTGCGGAGCGCCCGCTCGAATTTCCCATAAGCCCGCTTCAGTTCGGCCAGCTCCCTGGCCCATACGCCGTGAGGGTCGCCGTCGGCCACGAAGCTGGCCAGTTTCTCGACCTCCCCGCTGAGGGCGACCTTCAAATAAAACAGTTCGTCCGCCGTCAGCGTTACGCTCGTTTTCCCGCTCAACAACACAGGAAGCACCCCCTATCTTTTTTCAGTCGCCACCCGGATCGCCTCCGGGGGGATATTGTTCTCACCGGCCAGCAGCTCCACCGTGGCCTGGGCCTCTCCGGGGAATGTTCCCCGGAGAGTATAGGAGCCAAGCTCACGGTCCCCGTCGTAGAAGACCAACCACAGTTCCTTCATGCCAGCACCCTCTCCGCCACGGCCTTATAATGGGCCTGGAGCCTTTGGAGCTTCGCCACCTCCGGGTGGTCCTCGCCCCAATCCCAGCGGGTCCACCGGATTTGCTTTTCCAGGGCGGCGGCCTCGGCCTCGAAGTGGGCGGCCACCTCGGCCATGTTCGGGATGGACACCACTTCGATTTCAGCGTGGGCCTTGTTCCAGCGGTGGGCCTCCGCCGCCTTGCAGCGGTCGCTGATGAAGATACCGATGGGCCAGAAGCAGATATTCCGCTTCGCCGTGCTGATTTTCCCAGCCTTCGAGATCTTCCTCAGGCTATGGTCGGAGCCACACCAGGACGGATCGCCGGGGGAGTGTTCCACGAACCAGAGGCCGTTGTCATTCTTGAAGTAGGCCCCAGTGATACGGACGATGCAGCCCGTCCGAATTTCCACGCCATTCTTATCCAACATTTCAGGCAACCTCCTTCACTTCGTAGCCCTTGGTCCGAAACGTCTCACAGATAGCGTTCCAAGCCCGCTTGTCGGCCAGATGGGTCTTGCTCTTGAAGGGCCGCCGGGAGCCGTCGAAGTAGTTGACGGTGCAGCTGGTCCTTTCAGGATTGAACACCACCTGGGCCGACATTTTGAACTCCTGCACCCCGCACCAGGCAACCTCGGTCCGGCGGGAGAGCTCCAGCGTGAAGACCGGGCAACCGAAAGCGTTGTCGGAGTATTCAAAGCCGTGGGCCTTCATTGTGTCGATAAGGTTAAATTTTTTCATTTCCGTGACCTCCTTTGTTGTGCTTACATTACCATACATACGCCTTGTAATCAACTTGGAATATGGTCTAAAAGTTAGGCCCATGACTTGTCTTCTTTGCCCTGCCATTACCATCATCGGAAAGACGGCCCCGGCCTATCCGCCGGGGCCGCTTCAGCTAATCAAGCACAGCTTCCATTGCGATGGGATACTGGGCCTGGAGCTTTGCAAAAGCCTTTTTCGTGACCCGGTAGGACTTCCAGCCCTCCACGTCCTTCTGGCACCCAGGCACCCAGGAGGCGTCCAGCTTCACGATCCCCCGGCCCTTGAGGTCCAGCGGCGTGTCCACATAGTAGTGGGTGCCGTAGTAGCCCAGGCTGGCCTCCATCTTGACCTCTGGCCTCCGGTCGCCTAACTCCGGATAGTACACGGTAACACCGGGGCGGTGGTCTTCCAGATAAATAATGCTTGCCATATTGGCCTCCCCTTTCTATTCAGTCCAGAATGACGACCTTCGCCTCATGGTCCACCGTCACCCGGAAAGCGTCCCCGTTCCCGTCGAAGTAGCGGTCCCCGTCCCGGAAAGCGTCCCAGTTGATATGAGCGCCGGGGTTTTCCAGGTTCCTCTGAACATCAGCCAGCGCCTCCGGCCAGCCCTTCACCATGTATCCGTATGCGAACATTTGAAAGCCTCCCTTGATTTTCTGCCTTACTTCGGTTATACTGGAGGCGTAGCCGGGGTAAGGCTCCCGGCTGCGCCTACTGGCTGGGTGGCGGCGTTCCTTGACCGGGGAGCCGCTACCCTTTTTTAATCTTCGTCTTTGAGTATCCGCCTAACGGATTCCCTGAGTTCCTCGATGGTCTGACATTTTTCAATCAGCTCCAGGATAGCCCTCAGCAGATACTCGCTGACGTTTGCCATTTTCACGGCCCTCCCTCCTTTCATATCGGGGGCTACGGGACCTCGCCCCTCTGCCTTACAACCTTAGCTTACCAGACATACGCCTGATAAGCAACTTGGAATCTGGTCCAAAAAATACGGCGTATGTCTGGTACTTATGACTGCTTGATTTTACCGTACACACGCCGTATAATCTGACGTAGGAGGTGGCACCATGAGACAACTGACCATGAAGGAAGACATGACGCTCATAGACCGGAAGTGTATAGAAAAGGGGATCAGCCGCCGGGAGCTGGCAAGACGCAGCGGCGTCCCGGTCCGGACCCTGGAGGCTTGGGCTGTAAGGAAGCGCCTTCCCCGTGACGTATACCAGCTTTACAAGGTCGCCCAGGCCCTGGGCTGCCATATCGAAGACCTGATAGAACCGGAGCTGGCGGAGGCCCAGGAGGCAGAGAAAAGCCCGGAGGGATAGACCCTCCGGGGCGCAAATAGAAAGCGGCCAGCCGTGAAGCTGACCGCTTTTTGTTATACCAAATCCAGCCGGACCCGTGAGCCGTCCTTGGACATACGCAACTTCCCGTTCTCGTACAGCTCGTGAACAGCATCGTCGAAGCAGGAGGCCGCCCAGGAGGGAAGCTGCTTCTTCACATCCACCTGAAGCGCCGACCCTCCAAGCTCCCTCAGAGCATCGACCACAGCCTCCATGGTATCCTCCAGCCTTCGCCGGTCAGAGCTACCACCGCCAGCCCCCGGTCCGCCCTCCTTCTTCCGGGAGAGAAGATGCACGATTGGAAGTAGCCACCACGCAAACATAAGATACCACCACCAACCAATAAGCACCCACCACGCAACACCATGCTTTTTTTTCATACAGATCATCCCTTCCCGCCCAGGGCAAAGCCGGGGCGCTTTATGTGATATTTCCATAAGAGAATGATAAACGAAGAATATGTGAATAGCAAGTAAAAAAGTGAAATAACCCATAAAAAATTGAAATATTCCATTAGCTGGCCTTCTGCCTATGGTGTATTCACATGGACCAACGCACAAAATATGTTAATGTAAAGTAGAAAATTGATTAAAACCATGCGAGAGGCGGCACAATGAGAAGACTTCGATATGAGGGTAAAAGTAATATATCGGGGGACCGCATCCGGGAGCTGCGCCTCCATGCCCGTCTGTCACAATCCGCCCTTGCCGCCAAAATGCAGACGGAAGGTGTGCCCGTAGAGCAAGATGTTATCAGCCGGATCGAAAGCGGCACCCGCCTTGTGACAGACTACGAACTGCTGGTCCTAACCCGCATTTTCCGAACCACCGCCGACTGGCTGATCGGCGCAGATATAAAGACACCGCAGGAATAACCCTGCGGTGTCTTTTGTCTCTTGCAATTTCTCCCCCTTATGGATTATTCTCATAAGGGAAGGAGAGTGACGCCAAATGGCAGAGAGGAAGAAAGGCCAGCACCTCAAGTGGGAGGACCGCCTGAGAATAGAGGGAGCGCTTCGGACCGGCTCCAAACCGGAGGAAATCGCCAAGATGATCGGCTGCTGTAGGGCGACCATATACAACGAAATCAACCGGGGCCTGTGTACTCAGCAGCACGACGCCGAATTTGTAGAGGAATACTGCGCCGACGTAGCAGAGCGCAAATACCAGGAAAACCTCCGGGCTAAAGGGCCGGACATAAAGCTCGGAAACGACTTCACCCTGGCTGAATATATAGAAACGAAAATAGTTATAGAGCATTATTCCCCCGGCGCAGCCCTGGCCGCCATCAAAGAGGAAGGTTTGGAGTTTGACACCGAAATCTGCGAAAATACGCTCTATAACTACATCTATCGGGGCGACATTTTTCTGACGCTTTCTAAAAAGCACCTGCTCTATAAGGGGGAGCGCCACAAGCCAAAGCCCAAGGGAGAAAACAAGCGGGCCAGGTCCGCCCCCGGAGAAACGATAGAACACCGCCCCCCGGAAGTAAAGGAGCGGGAAACCTTCGGGCACTGGGAGATGGACAGCATAATGGGGCCGGTCCACAGCAAAGCTGCCCTCGTGGTGCTGACGGAGCGGCTCACCCGGTACGGCCTTGTCTTCTGGGCACCAGACCACACGATGGGAAGCGTGGTCCGTATCCTGAACCGCCTGGAGCGGAAAATGGGGAAAGACTTCCAGCGGGTCTTCCAGTCGATCACCGTGGACAACGGCTCCGAGTTCCAGGACTGCGCCGGGATGGAGAAGTCGATCCGCCGCCGGACGCCCCGGACCAAAGTATACTACTGCCACCCCTATAGCGCCAGCGAACGGGGCAGCAATGAGAACATGAACCGGATCGTTCGCCGCTTCTTCCCAAAGGGTACCAACTTCGACAACGTGACGGCGGAGGAAGTGGCGGAGGCCGAAGCCTGGATGAACAAATACCCCAGGGCCATCCTGGGGTGGCGTTCTGCCGGGGCGCTTTTCGCTGAACAGCTACCGAGCAACTGACCGCCCGAAACTGAAGACGCACCACCCAGCGCTGGGGCCTGTATGGGCGCTGGCCGGTTTTTTTGCCTCTGGCCGGGCCGGACCGGCTGCAAACGCCTTCCGAAAGGCCGCCGCTCTCCCGCCTTTTTACAGGCAATTAAAATTTTTTTCAGGTTTTTCTAATTTATTCTTGACATTTTGGTGCGCGATTACGTCTTGTTGCAGCAGTGGATCCTCCGGTTCCATTGCGGTGACAGAGCCGGATGGTGAACACCGGGAGGTTAGGTGGGTAGCGTACTCCAGCGATGCCCGGGTCGGCTGCGCGGGGAGTTTACCGTTTTCCGCTCAGTTCCCGCTGTACGTGGTGGGCCAGCCGGATAAAGTCCCGGGCGTAGGTGGAGAGGTAGGCATCCTCCCGGTAGGCGATGATCAGCTGGTTGATGGAGACGGGGTCGCCCACCGACAGGATCTGAAAGGGCCAGAGGCTGCGGTAGTACTGGGCGTACATTGCCGGGGCAAAGCAGGCAAAGCCGCCTTTCACCGCAAGCTCAATGCTAAGTTGGCTGTTCCGGCTGCGAAAGGGGACAATGGGCTTGAATCCGCACTGCCGGAAAAGCTCCAAAGCAGCCCGGCCGGTGTTTTGCTCCGGGAAGTGTAGCACAAAGGGGGTATCCCGCAGCCGCTTCAGATCGATCCATGGGAAGCTGCACTCCTCCCGAGGTTCTCCGGCGCCGGACAGAGGGTGCTCCTCCGGAAGGATCAGCACGATCTCCTCCGTGTCAAGCACCTCGTAGCGCAGGCCGTGGATGGGCTGCCAGTTGCTGTAGATGGCAAAATCCAGATTTCCGTCATTGAGGATGAGCTCCTGAATGTCGTGCTCCTGATCGTAGATGTTGATATGAATGTTGGGATACAGGGTATGAAACTGCTGCAGGATCGGGGGGACCATGCAGGCTGCGCGCATGGGTGGGAAGGCGATGTTCAGTTCCCCCTCGGAGGAGGACTGGATGTCGTTCAGCTCCCGCTGCCAGTCCCGGTCCAGGTTGACAATGTTTTGCGCGTACTCCAAATAGCGCCGGCCCAGATAGGTCAGTTCGTAGCCGCCCCGAAATACCTTGCCTCCCAGCTCCTGCTCCAGCTTTTGGATGTACTTGGTTAACGCAGGCTGGGATATGTACAGCGCCTGGGCGGCCTTGGTCAGGTTTTTCTGTTTTGCGATCTCCAGAAAATATTCTACTCTCTGATAGTCCAT